CAATGGATTGTTACACAAACAATGAAATATTTTGACAAATATAATACTTCACCTACTTTAGAAGCACTTCAAATTGAAGTTAAAAAAATTGAAAATGATGTTTTAAAAACAGCTGTTGTTGAACAATTAAAAGAAGCATTCAAATCAGCATCAAATGATTTAAAATATGTTGAAGAGGAATTTAGTACTTTTTGTAAAAACCAACAATTAAAACAAGCATTAGTATCATCAGTTGAATTATTAAACTCAGGAATGTATGATGATATTAGAAGATTAATTGATAGTGCTTTAAAAGCTGGTCAAGAAAAAAATATTGGTCATGAGTATAATAAAGATGTAGAATCAAGATACAGAAATGAAATTCGTAATAATGTACCTACACCTTGGCCAGTATTTAATGAATTATTGATGGGTGGTTTAGGTAATGGTGATTTTGGTTTAATGTTTGGTAATCCTGGTGGTGGTAAATCTTGGTCATTAGTTGCTTTAGGTGGAGAAGCTGTTAAATTAGGTTACAATGTTGTTCATTATACTTTAGAGTTGTCTGAAGGTTATGTTGGAAAACGTTATGATGCTTATTTTACAGGAATACCTGTTAATATAATTGATAATCATAGAAAAGAAGTTGAGGAAGCTATTGAGAAATTAGAAGCTAAATTAATTATTAAAGAATTTCCAACAGGTAAAGCTACAATTCAAACAATTGAATCACATGTTCAAAAATTAAAAGATATGGATATAGCTCCTGATTTAATTATTATTGATTATGTAGATTTATTAAGGTCAAAACGTAATTCAAGAGAACGAAAAGATGAAATTGATGATGTTTATATTGCTACTAAAGGATTAGCTAAAGAATTAAATGTTCCAATTTGGTCTGTTTCTCAGGTTAATAGATCTGGTGCTAATGATGATATCATTGAAGGTGATAAAGCAGCTGGATCATATGATAAAATTATGATTACTGATTTTGCTGTTTCATTATCTCGTAAACGTCAAGATAAAGTTAATGGTACAGGTAGATTTCATATTATGAAAAACAGATATGGTATGGATGGTTTAACATTTTACGCTAAAATTAATACATCTACAGGTCATATAAATATTGATGATTCTGTTATGAGTGATGCTGAAATTAAAATATCTGGTAAACAAGCTGATGTAGATTTTGATGAGCTAGATAGAAAAATACTTAGTCAGAAGTTTTTTGAACTTAATAATCACACTCAACCTGTCTAATATTTATATCAGACTCTATGGCAAAAGTTGTATTAGTAGCATGTGTAGCAACAAAAGCAGACAAACCTTCACCAGCTGAAGAACTATATGTATCTGACTTGTTCAAGAAAAATTTAATGTATGCTAAAAAATTAACAAATGATGATAACATTTATATTTTGTCTGCAAAACATCATTTATTACCATTGAGGAAAAAAATAGCTCCTTATGATAAAACATTAAAAGATTTTGATGCTGATGCTAAAAAAGATTGGTCTGAAAAAGTTTTAAAACAACTTCAATCTAAAGGATATAATTTAGATAAAGATCAATTTGTTTTTTTAGCTGGTAATGAATATAGAAAATATTTAGAACCTGAAATGAACAAAGTATTAGTACCTTTTAAAGGACTAAGAATTGGACAACAAAAATCAGCTTTACTTAAAAAACTTAAAGAATCATTTAATAAATTATCTAAATTTATTTTAAACGAAATTAAAAATTTAAAAAATGTTATTAAATAAAAAAACAATAAATGAATATATTGAGAGTTATCTAGAGGATTACTACTCATATGGTGATTATAATGAAGTTGAAGCTGTTAAACTTCAAGAAGTTTTTGAAACTTATAAAACAGTTATAAATGAATCACCAAAAGACAAAATATCAATAAAGTTATTAAAAGAAACTATAAATAAATTTTGTTTAGGTGTCAATAGAAAACTAGCTAAAGATTTTGTACTTTATGTTGAATCAGATCTATTAGACAAAAAACTACCTTAAATTATTATTAAAAAAATAAAAATTAAATGTGTTAAAACATTGATGAATTATTTACCTAAAATTAGATTATGAACACTACACAAGATATATTAAGTAAAATCACGGTTCACATGAAGTATGCCCGTCATAGAAGTGAACTTTCACGTCGTGAGACATGGAAAGAACTTGTTGACCGTAATAAGGAAATGCATTTAGAAAAATTTCCTCATTTAAAAAATGAAATTGAGGAAGTTTATCAAATGGTATATGATAAAAAAGTATTACCATCTATGAGATCACTCCAATTTGCAGGCAAACCAGCTTCAATTAATAACGCTCGTATTTTTAACTGTTCATTTCTCCCAGTTGATGATTTTAGGTCATTCTCTGAAGCGATGTTTTTGTTATTAAGCGGTTGTGGAGTTGGTTACTCTGTTCAGTCTCACCATGTTGATAAATTACCTGAAATTAAAATTCCAACTCGTGAAAAACGTTATTTGATTAATGATAGTATTGAAGGTTGGGCTGATGCTGTTCATATGTTGATGAAAGCATATTTAAAAGGTGGTGCTCGCCCACGTTTTGATTTTAGAGATATCAGACCTAAAGGTGCTCATTTGATTACTGCTGGAGGAAAAGCACCAGGACCAGAACCATTAAAAGAAGTATTATTTCAAGTACAAAAGATTCTGGACCGTAAAGAAAATGGTTCAAAATTAACACCATTAGAATGTCATGATATCTTATGTCATTTAGCTGATGCTGTATTGTCAGGTGGTATTCGTAGAGCAGCATTAATTTCATTGTTTGATTTTGATGATGAAGATATGTTGACATGTAAATTTGGAAATTGGTGGGAAGAAAATCCACAACGTGGTAGAGCTAACAATTCAGCTGTAATTATTCGTCATAAAATCACAGAAGATGAATTTATGAATTTATGGGAAAAAGTAGAAGCTAGTAATGCTGGTGAACCTGGATTTTTATTCTCTAATGATAAAGATTTTGGTACTAACCCATGTGCTGAAATTGCTTTAAGACCTTACCAATTCTGTAATTTATGTGAAATTAACGCTACTGATGTTGAATCACAAGAAGATTTTAACGCTAGAACTAAAGCAGCTGCGTTCATTGGTACATTACAAGCTTCTTATACTGATTTCCATTATTTAAGAGACATTTGGAAAAAAACCACTGAGCGTGATGCTTTATTAGGTGTTGGTATTACAGGTATTGCTTCTGGAAAATTAGATAAATTAAATTTAAAAACAGCAGCTAAAATAGCTAAAGAAGAAAATACTAGAGTAGCAGCTTTAGTTGGTATTAACAAAGCAGCTCGTGTTACAACAGTTAAACCATCTGGTACAAGTTCATTAGTATTAGGTTGTTCAAGTGGTATTCACGCTTGGCATGATGATTATTATATTCGTCGTATTAGAGTAGGTAAAAATGAAGCAATTTATACTTATTTATCATTATACCACCCAGAACTACTTGAAGATGATCTATTCAAACCAAATCAACAATCTGTAATTTCAGTTCCTCAATCAGCTCCAGAAGGTGCTAAAACTAGATCTGAATCTACTTTTGATTTGTTAGAACGTGTTAAACGTTTTAATTTAGAATGGATAAGACCAGGACATAGAAAAGGTGAAAATTATAATAATGTATCTTGTACAATCAATATTAAAGCTGGTGAATGGAAAGAAGTAGGAAAATGGATGTGGGATAATAGAGACTCATATTCAGCTATGTCTTGTTTACCGGAAGACTTAGGAAGTTATAAGCAAGCTCCTTTTGAAACAATTAATAAAGAACAATATGATGAAATGGTTAATTATTTACATAATATTGATTTAGTTAATGTTGTTGAAATAGGTGACAGTACAAATTTAGTAGACCAAGCTGCCTGTACAGGTGGTGCTTGCGAAGTTATTTAAGTCCCTTACATCCCATGCATATTGAGGAAGGTCAAAGAAATTTGGCCTTTCTCATATTTTTTATTATATTATAAGAAATAGGTTATGCATTCAAGAGACGTTATAAATAAACATCTTAAAAAATTAAAAAAACTTGATTACAATCAATTTCGTTGGTGGAGAAATTATCAAGTACAAAAACCACTATCAAAATCATCTCATATTGAAAAAAGAATAAATAATGGTGATTTTGAACCATCACCTTACTTTTGGATGGCTCAATTAGCTTTATGGGAAAAACATGATAGTGATAATTCAAATTTAGAACCATTTGAAAGAGCTAAACGTGGAGGTTTATTATTAAGTAAATTTGAACGTTTGATGCATGACTTTGAAGTTGATGATAAAGATAGATTAGATAATTTTATAAATGCTATTTATGATCATTTTGAAGTTGATAAAGAAAAAGTAGAAGAAGAAATTTTATTGTTTGGAAAAACTATAAAAGATTACTATAATTACGCTAGTAAAAAATATAATGTAAGGAGAGTAGCTCCTAAAAAACGTGGAAAACCTAAAAAACAATAATATGAAAGTAGCTCATGAAGTACCATTTGTAATGTTAGAAGATAGTTTAGAATTTAATGACTATCAATACATTTTACCTCACCTATTAGAAAATGAAAAATATTTGAATTTTATGCTTGATTATAGAAAGCAAAATAATTCATTTATCATCATGGATAATGGTTTATTTGAAAATGTAAAATATACAAAAAAAGAACTTATAGAATACATTAATATAATTAATCCTGATGTGTTTATCACTCCTGATGCTTGGAATGACTCTGATTTAACATGGGATAATTACTTAGAATGGAAAAATAAAGTTGATAATGAAAAAATTATGGTTGTTCTTCAAGCTAAAGATATGTTTGATGTTGAAGATTTATATAATAAATTAATAGATGATGGAGTTAAATATATTGGACTTAATCATTTAGCTCAATTTTATGATGATTTTTCAGCACATCCACATTTTGAATCAAGAAAAACATTAGGTAGAATTGAATATATATCTTATATGCAGGCTACAAATCGTTTATGTAAAAATGTTCATTATCATTTGTTAGGTTGTAATTTAGCTACAGAACTTAAATTTTATCCTAGTGTATATTTCCCAGAAATTAAAACATGTGATACATCAAATCCAATTACATTAGCATTTGATGGACAAAAATATCAAGATGGTATCATGTATAAACCAAAAACTAAAATAGATGATATTATCAACAACTATGATGAAGAAAAAATTAAATTAGCTAAAGAAAACATTGAATATTTTAGAGAAAATTTTATACAATAATGCAAGTATTTTTACCATACCCAGACTTTAAAAAGTCACTTGAATCTTTAGACAATAAACGTCTAGGAAAACAACGAGTTGAAACTTACCAATTAATAGCGGGTTTAGAAGGTAGACCAACTTTAACGGGTAAACCGTATTCAATTAAAAGAATTAACCATCCTATATCTAAGATGTTTAGGGACAATATACCAGCGTTAAAGCATTACTTAAACGTATCTATTGATGTTTGGGTGGCTAGAGGTAAAAATAATACTATGAAAAAAGAAATTATTACTGAAGAAATAGTAATGCCCACTTGGTTTGGTGATGATGATTTTCACAAATCTCATAGAGCTAATTTATTGAGAAAAGATGCTGTTTATTATGGTGCTCATGGTTGGTCTGATGATCTAACATTACCTTACAGATGGTATGACATGGATAAAGAACAATGGTATGATCAAACAGCTGGAACTAATATTAGAACTTATTTGGAAAAATGATAAAAGATAATTATATTAATAAAATGAATAAACAAGCAGTATTGTCACTAAGTGGAGGTATGGACAGCTCCACATTGTTGCTTCATCTACTTGCCAATGGCTATGAAGTGACAGCACTGTCTTTTGACTATGGTCAAAAACATCGAGTTGAGCTTGAGTGTGCTCAAAATTTAGTTAACTATGTTAATTCTCATTCACGTCATGAAGATGAGTATTATTATCCAAAAGTTAAATATCAAGTAATTAAACTTGATGGTTTATCTAAATTACTCAATTCAGCACTTGTATCTGGAGGAAAAGATGTTCCTGAAGGTCATTATGCTGAAGCTAATATGAAAGCAACTGTTGTACCTAATCGTAACAAAATCTTTAGTTCAATTATTCAGGCTGTAGCACTTTCAATTGCTGAGGCTAAAAATTGTGATGTAGATATTGCTATGGGAATACATGCAGGTGATCATGCTATTTATCCTGATTGTAGACAAGAATTTAGGGATATTGATTATGATGCATTTAAAGCAGGTAATTGGGGTGCTGAAAAAGTAAAATATTACACACCTTATTTACATACTGATAAAGCAGGTATTTTGCATGATGGTGAAAAATGTTGTTATTATTTACATTTGAATTTTGATAAAGTATATAGTCGTACAAATACATCTTACAAACCTATTCAACATACTATTTTCTGGGAAGATAAAAATGGTGAAACATTATCTACAACAGAATGGTTTAGTGATTTTAAATCAGCGTCAAGTGTTGAGCGTGTTGAAGCATTTATGAAACTAGGTCGTAAAGATCCAGTTAATTATGCTGATGAATATGGTCCTGTAGCTTGGGAATATGTTACAACTTATGTATCTTCAGTTTTAGAAGATTATGAAAAAAATCAAAAAGAAAATAATTAAACATAAAGAATATATTATTGTGAACAAACAAGAAGAAGCATATGTTGGTATGATGTATGGTTCTCTTGTTTGGTCTAATAATTGGGATGAAGCTAAACCATTACATAAAGAAAATACAACTTGGATATTAGAACATAATCCAGGTTCAGAAATTATAGAATTATGAAACATCCAGATCCAAAAAAACATCAACAAATTAGTTTTATTAAATCAGGTATAAGAATTGCTGGTTATATTCTTATTCCTTTTAGTTTAGTATTAGCAGCTTCTATTTTAACTTTAAGTGAATTAATAGGAATTTATGAAGAATTAGTATGAAAGTTTTATTAACTCCTTATCAAATTAGAGCTGGTATTATAAAAATAGCTGAAAAAATTATATTAAGACATAATTATGAGGATCCACTTGTTATGATTGGTGTTATGAGAGGTGGATTTATGTTTTATACTGATTTAGTTCAAGAATTACAAAACATGAATATTATTTGTGATTTTATAAGTTGTAAATCATATGATGGAGTTGAAAACACAGGATTTAAAATACTGTTAGATTCATGTGTTAATGTTGAAAATAAACATGTTTATTTAATAGATGATATTTTAGATTCAGGAATAACATATGAGTATTTAAAAGTTAATTATGAGTATAAAGGAGCTAAATCTGTTGAAGGAATATTTACTCTTAAAAAATATAATGACAAATTTAAAGATGAAATGTGTATTTTAACATTATCACCTGATGAAACTAGATGGATGTTTGGTTATGGAATGGATGATGAAAATGGTTGTTATCGCCATTTAAAAGGTATTTACTACAAATAGTTTGGCTTTATAAATAAATTTAATTATATTAAAACAAAAATTATGGGAAGTTTTAGATCAACAAAAATATTTGATGGATATTCAACTGTATTTCGTCAATGGAAAGCTGAAGAAACTCATTGTAAATTTTTACATGGTTATGGAGTAAGTTTAAAAGTATGGTTTGAAGGTGAACTTGATGAACGTAATTGGGTTTGGGACTTTGGGGGTATGAAACGTGCTAAAGGTACTATTGATGGTATGAATCCTAAAGCATGGATGGATTATATGCTTGATCATACTACAATTATATCACAAGATGATCCTTATTTAGAACAATTTAGAAAAATGTGGGAAGATGGTATTATTCAACTTCGTATTATCCCAGCTACAGGAGCAGAACGTTTCGCTGAATATTTTTATAATAAATTAAATACTTTTATTCAAAAAGAAACTAATGGACGTGTTAAAGTAGTTCAAGTTGAATTTAGAGAACATGAAAAAAATACAGCATTTTATAAAGTTAATAATGAATCTTTATCTAAAAAAGATATTGAACTTTATTTAAATCAATATAAATCAAACTCAAAATACGAATTTTAATGAAACAATTTTTATATTTCTCAGCTACATGGTGTGGACCATGTAAAACATTTGGACCTATAATGGATAGGGTAGCTATGTCAGGAATACCAGTACAAAAAGTAGATGTTGACTTGCAAAAAAATTTAGTAAGTCAATATCAAGTTGGTGGGGTACCTACAACTATTTTAATTAAAGATGGACAAGTAGTAAATCGCTTCACAGGAGCTAAATCAGAACAAGAAATTAAACAAATATATGGATCATTCTAAAGTAACAGAAAAACAATGGCTTATAGATAGCCCAGGTCGTATCACTGATTATAATAAAAAACTACCTTTACTTGAAGTTTATACTTGTGTTCAATCAGAAGGTTCAAGACAAGGTAGACCAACAGTAGCAGTTAGAACAACAGGTTGTACTCACAGATGTTGGTTTGGAGCTGGTGGTTGGTGTGACTCTTGGTATACAAGTATTCATCCTGAAAAAGGAATTTATTGTTTTAATGATATTATTAAGATTTATGATGAAAATCCTCATATTACTGAAATGATGTTAACAGGTGGTTCACCAACTATGCAACCTGATTTAGTTAATGAATTAACTCATTTTGCTAATGAAAGAGGTATATTTATAACTATTGAAACAGAAGGTAGCCATTTTATTAAAACCAATTATCAAATTGGGCTTATATCTCTTAGCCCTAAGTTTAGTAACAGTGTCCCTAAGCTTGATGTCAATACACCGATGGCTAAATTGGTTGATCAAAAAATGATTGATCAACATAATAAATTTCGTCTAAATTATGATTCTATGAAAATGATGATTGAATATCATAATGATTATCATTTTAAACCTGTATGGGATGGTTCAGAAGAAAATTTTAATGAAATTGAAGAATTTAGAATTAAAATGGATATTCCTAAAAATAAAACATGGTTAATGCCAGCTGGAGATACTAGAGAAACATTAATTAAAATGTATCCTATATCAATTGAAAAATGTATGGAAGTAGGTTATAATTGGACAGGTAGAGATCATATTATAGCTTATGATATTAAACGAGCTGTATGAGACTATTATTTGTATTAACAAGACTAGTTTTTAAATATCCTAATGATCAAGAATTAGGTGAAGCTATTAGAAAATGGTATTGGAGAAGATTTAAATAATTAAATAAAATGATGACAATTCACATATTAACAATATTTGTATTCATTCTAATAGCATTAGTTGGATATTTACATTATTTAGTAAATAAACAAGCTAAAGAAATTGATCAAATTTGGTCTCAAATTACTATTTTAGTTCTTAGCACAGCTAGCAAAATGAATGAAATGCAACAAGAACAAAACAAAATTAAAAATAATAACAATAAAAATACTTAAAAATTTATTATATTATAGTTATGACAATTGAAAATAAACGTAGAAAAATTATTAATGTAGAAAAACTTGAACTTGCTCAACCTGGTTTTGCCAATGGTATTTCACTTCAATTAGACAGATTAATTAAAGATGGTGAACATCGTTCATTAACTGATAAAGAAAAATATAAAATCATTGATAAAGCTGAAAAAGCATACGGTGAGTTTTTAGATGCTTTAGGAGTTGATTGGAAAAATGATCCAAATTCAATGGAAACACCTCGTCGTGTAGCTAAAGCTTATGTTTTAGACTTATGGAAGGGTAGATATGAATTACCAACAGAAATCACAGCTTTCCCATCAGATGGTTACAATGGAATTATTTTAGAAAGAGATATTCCAATTGTAAGTATGTGTTCACATCATCACCAAGCTATTTTAGGTAAAGCACATGTAGCTTATGTGCCTGGAGAAAATGGTAAAGTAATTGGTTTAAGTAAATTAAATCGTATTGTTGAACATTATTCACGTAGAGGTGCTATTCAAGAACAATTAACTGTAGCTATTCATAATGCTATCACAGAAGTATGTGAAGGTAATGTTGGTGTGATGGTTGTTGTTCATAGTTACCATAACTGTGTTAGTTGTCGTGGTATTAAACATTTTGGAGCTAGTATGGTCACTAGTGAAGTAAGTGGTGTATTTGCTGATCATAATAAAACAGCTAAACAAGAAGTTATGGATATGTTAAAATTAGGTATGGAGGGTTATCGTTAATATGGGTTTAGGTGATATAGTAGAAAAAATTATACATGTGATTACTTTTGGTCAAGGTAAACATTTTGCTACTTTTATTGCTAAACTTTTTGGATATGATGATTGTGGTTGTACAAGAAGAAAAAATGTATTAAATAAGTTATTTAAAAATGTTAAATTCAAATCAAATTCTAGAAGAAAATCTAATTAAATTAGATAATGCTAAAGGTAAACCTGCTCAAGTAGGTTATGACTTATCAATTAAACAAGTTAATAAAGTAGGAAACCCAGTACCAAATGGTATGATAGGTAGAGTATTAAAAGATCAAACTATTTTAAATACTCATACTCCTGTTGAAAAAATTAGTTTAGAGGGAAAACGTGGTTTCCTTTTATATGAAGGAGTATATGATGTTATTATGAATGAAGGCTGTAAAATTGCCCCTAATCGTGTAGGATTAATCCGTCAACGTTCTTCATTAATGAGAAATGGTGCTATTATTACTTCAAGTGTTTTTGATCCTGGTTTTGAAACTGATAATGTTGGTACATATATGATTGTATTTGAAACAATCTTTATTGAAGAAGATGCTAGAGTAGCTCAAATGTATTTCCATAAATGCACTCCAGTATCAG